GAAATCAAAAAAAGTTTTAGAAACTTTGATGATGAAAATGAGGATGATATACAAGACTTCAAAGAAATTAGATAATAAAAAGGGACTTCGGTCCCTTTTACATTTGACTACACTACGGCTGACACTTATATTTAGTAAACAATTTAAATTTATATATTATGGCGACAAACAATTCTTTAGATGCTGTACTTGCACAGTATGAAAAAGCAAGTCAAGGAGGTTCATCTAACTCCTCAAAAATGTCTCAAGATGAAAGAATGAAAAAGTATTTCGCAGCAATTCTTAAAGACAGCGAAAAACAAGGTCAGAAAAGACTTCGTATTCTACCTACAAAAGACGGAAGCTCACCATTCAAAGAAGTATGGTATCATGAGGTACAAGTTGATGGCAAGTGGAATAAAATCTATGACCCAGGAAAAAATGATAATGAACGTTCACCACTTACCGAAGTTTATGAAGAACTCATGTCAACAGGTAAAGAGGCGGACAAAGAACTTGCTAAACAATATAAGCCACGTAAGTTTTATATTGTAAAAGTTATTGACCGTGATAACGAACAAGACGGTGTGAAATTCTGGCGTTTCAAGCACAACTACAAGAACGAAGGTATTCTTGATAAGATTATCCCGATTTGGAGAGCTAAAGGTGACATTACTGACCCTGATAAAGGTCGTGACATCATTCTTGAAATGACCAAAGCTAAAACACCAAAAGGCGCGACTTATACGGTAATTCAAACAATCATGTATGATGACCCAAGTCCTGTTCATGAAGACAAGGCGATTGGTGACTCATGGGTTAAAGATGAGTTGAGTTGGGCTGACGTTTATTCTAAAAAGCCAGTTGATTACTTGGAGGCTATCGCTCGTGGCGAAACTCCACGTTGGGACTCGGATGCTGGTAAATATGTTTATGGCAATTCAGTTGAAGAAACAACATCTATGGGTGGGGCAAAATACACTGACCCACAGTCAGAAGATGAACCTGATGGTGATTTGCCATTCTAATAAAATAATCGGCGTGGGTATTTCGGTACCCACGCTTTTTTCTAATTTATTAAATTTTTTTTATGAAAATTGCGGAAAGTATGTACAAGGCGCTCATGAAAAGATATGAGGCCGAAATTGCGGAGGCGGAAGCCACACTCTTGATTTATTTTAATAATCCTGTTGGAATTGGGGAACACCCACAACACTTGGAGGAAATGGACAAAATGTTGGAAAAATATGCCAACGCGAAAGACAAATTGGAAATAATTCAAGCTTTAATCAAAATCGAACCAAATGGCAATTAAGAAAAAAGAAATGGGTTTGGACTCAATCAAGTCTAAATTCTCGACTTCGGCCAAATATAAACCACAACGGTATTTTGACTTGGGTCCTGAATTTTTGGATGCGGTTGGAATTCCTGGCCCTGCTATGGGACATATCAATATGTTCCTTGGACACTCTGATACGGGTAAGACAACTGCTCTTGTAAAGGCGGCAGTTGATGCTCAAAAGAAAGGAATTCTTCCTGTGTTTATTATTACAGAACAGAAGTGGTCATTCGAACACGCTCGAATCATGGGATTTCAGTGTGAAGAAGTTGTTGATGAATCTACAGGTGAAATCGATTGGGACGGATTCTATTTGTTCAATAATAACTTTGACTATATTGAACAGATTACCGAATACATCAATTCACTTTTGGACGCACAAGAAAAAGGTGAACTTGATTACAGTCTTCTTTTCCTTTGGGATTCTGTAGGTTCTGTACCTTGTAAGATGACCTTTGAAGGTAAAGGTGGAAAGCAACATAACGCCTCTGTCTTGGCCGATAAGATTGGTATGGGTATCAATCAACGTATTTCAGGTAGTCGTAAAGCTGACTCAAAGTTTGAAAATACTTTGGTTATTGTTAATCAACCTTGGGTTGAATTACCCGACAATCCATTTGGTCAACCAAAAATTAAGGCAAAAGGTGGTGAAGCGATTTGGTTAAACTCATCTTTGGTATTCTTGTTTGGAAATCAAAAAGGTGCTGGTACAACAAAGATTACCGCCACAAAAGATAAAAGAACTGTTAAATTTGCCGTTCGTACCAAGATATCCGTACTCAAGAATCACATCAATGGTTTGGGGTATGAGGATGGTAAAATTATAGTAACACCTCATGGTTTTATGGCGGGTAAAGAACCGGCGGAAGAAAAAGCGTCGATTGAAAGTTACAAAAAAGACCATGCGGAATATTGGAAAGATATTTTGGGTGTGGCGGATTTGGATTTTGATTTGAAAGAAGAAGTAGAACCTTAATAAACTACAAGTTGACCAAAACATTATTAATTGACGGAAACAATCTATTAAAGATAGGATTTCATGGTGTGAAAGATTTCTTTCACGAAAACAGACACGTCGGGGGTATTTGGCATTTTCTGAATACCACCCGACGTTTTATTGAGGAAGAAAACTTCGATAAGGTTGTTGTGTTTTGGGATGGGGAAGGGAGCTCATTGGCTCGTAAAATCATTTACCCCCAATACAAGGAGAACAGAAAACCTGGTCAGGACTTTAAAGAAGATTCATTTTACGAACAAAAACATAGGGTAAAACAATATCTCGAGGAGATGTTTGTTCGTCAGGTTGATATTAATAACAATGAGGCGGATGACCTTATCGCCTATTACTGTCAAATCGCAAACGATGAAGTTATAACCATTTTCTCGGGTGACAGGGACCTCACACAGTTAATATCTGATAACGTTTCCCTATACTCACCTAATAAGAGATTGACATATAAAAAGGGTGACTATATTAAGTTACAAGATGCGGAAATTCCGCACTATAATGTAAAAACATATAAAATAATATCTGGTGACAAATCAGATAATATTGATGGTATCTATTATTTGGGGGAGAAAACTTTATTGAAATTATTTCCTGAAATTCTTGACCGTGAGGTTACTTATAACGATATTTTAACAAGGGCCGAGGTTTTATTGACCGAGGACAAAGACAACAAAGCGTTACAAAACTTACTTTCAGGTAAAACAAAAACAGGTATCTATGGAAATGAATTTTTTGAGATTAACAACAAAATCGTTGATTTATCTAATCCGTTAATCACAGAAGAAGGTAAGGAATTAGTCGAACTTTATTATCGTGAAACTTTAGACCCCGAAGGAAGGGGACACAGAAACCTCATTAGAATGATGATGGAAGATGGGTTCTTTAAATTCCTCCCAAAACATGACGAAGCATGGGTTAATTTCGTTAAACCGTTTATGAAACTAACAAGAAAAGAAAAAAAGCAATTTAAAACAAAAAAGTAATTTTATGAAAGAACAAGATTCAACCAAATTGGAATTCTTGATGATGGTAAATGATAACATCATCGTTCAAAGATTTTTTAACGTAAGAGATTACAATCCCACGGCTAAATTTTCAGCCGAGTTAATTGAGTATCTCGCCGAATTCAAAGGAATGTTTATGCATCAATTGAAGATGAAAACAATTGATTATATGCTTGAACACTCTTATGAAATTCAGAGTAATCCGGCAGTGTTGGACACATCATATACTGATGGTCCCGAACACTTTAACATCTTTATTAAACAAGGTGACATGACAATTTGTCAGCATCAGATTGATGCCAAAGTTTTCCCACCTAAAATAAGATATACCGTGGATATCCGCCCACACATAAAAACTCTACTTTCAACTTTAACTGACATCTTTTCGTCAAAAAAATTATCTTACGAGTACGCCGGAATTACTTTGAAACACTAATATTTATCTAACACAACAATATATTTCTCATGGCGTCAAACAAAAATTTCGATTATTTAGGGTCTTCTTTTCAGGTTCAATTATTAAATCAAATTATCGTAGATAAGGATTTTGGAAGGTCCATCATTGACGTTATAGAACAACAGTATTTCGAAAACAAGTACTTCAAAATCATAATTCAAATGATTAGGGAGTATCACTCAAAGTACGAACACGTACCTACTTTCGATACGTTAGAACAAATAACAAAGGCGGAGTTACAACAAGAGTTGGCATCTAAAATTGTTTTGGATACCATAACCAAGATTAAGGAAGTGCAAATCGAAGGTTCACAGTTTGTTCAAGAAAAGGCTCTCAAATTCTGTAAACAACAAGAATTACAAAAGGCGATTACGAAAGCTCAAAAAGTAATTGATGGTGGTGAATTTGAGAGTTATGACAAACTTGAAGAGTTGGTCAGAGAAGCGTTACAAGTTGGTGAAAGAGAAGATGGTATGGCTGATGTGTTCTCTAATCTCGATGATGTGTTAAATGAGGATTATCGTCACCCTATCCCTATGGGAATACCGGGTATCGACAGATTGTTGAAAGGAGGTTTGGCCAAAGGAGAATTGGGAGTTATATTAGCACCCACGGGAGTTGGTAAATCAACTTTCTTAACCAAAATAGCAAACCATTCATTTAACTTGGGATATAACGTACTTCAAATATTTTTCGAGGATAACCCAAAAATTATCCAACGTAAGCATATTACTTTATGGACAAAGGTCCATCCTGATGAGTTGTCAAATAAGAAAGACGAGGTGATGGATAAGGTTCGTGAAGTACAAAGTAAAATGGAAAATAAACTTATACTTAAAAAGTTACCTTCAGATACTTTGACAATGCTTCAAATCAAAAATCAACTTCGTAAGATGATTGCAGATGGTTTAAAGTTGGATATGGTAGTTTTGGATTATATCGATTGTATTGTACCAGATAAGAATTTGGGTGATGAATGGAAGAGTGAAGGTTCAGTTATGAGAGGATTTGAGGCGATGTGTCACGAATTAAATCTTGTGGGATGGACCGCTACTCAAGGTAATAGAAGTTCTATCTCCTCTGAAGTTGTAACCACGGACCAAATGGGAGGTTCTATCAAGAAGGCACAGGTTGGTCACGTTATTATATCGGTGGCGAAAACCTTACAACAAAAGGAGATGAAACTTGCAACTATTGCCATTACTAAATCAAGAATTGGTGACGATGGTATTGTGTTCGAAAACTGTAAGTTCGATAATGGTATGTTAGAGATTGACACTGAAAGTTCAGTAACATTCTTGGGACTTGAAGAACAGAAAGAAGAAAACAACAGGCAGCGAATTAAAGATTTGCTTGAAAAAAGAAAACAAAGAGAACAACAAAATAATTAATTAATATGGAGAAGATTTTAGTAGAAAACCCAAATAGGTTTGTAATATTTCCTATCGAGCATAACGATATTTGGGAGTTTTATAAAATGCACCAAGCCGCATTTTGGACGGCTGAAGAGGTAGATTTGTCAGGTGACATCAGAGACTGGCAAAATCTATCCGAAAATGAACAATACTTCGTTAAGAATGTTTTATCATTCTTTGCGGCATCTGACGGTATTGTTAATGAAAACTTAGCGGAGAACTTCTATCGTGAAGTTCAGTATCCCGAAGCAAAATTTTTCTACGGGATTCAATTAGCTATGGAAAATATCCACAGTTTGATGTATTCACTTTTGATTGACACCTATGTTTCAAATCCAAAAGAGAAAGACGAGTGTTTTCATGCTATTGACAGATTACCTGCGGTACAAAAGAAAGCAAAATGGGCTTTGGAATGGATTACAAATGCATCCTTTCAGGAAAGGTTAGTTGCCTTTGCGGCGGTTGAAGGTATATTCTTTTCGGGGTCGTTTTGCTCAATATTTTGGTTGAAATCAAGAGGACTGATGCAGGGTTTGTGTAACGCAAACTCACTTATCTTTAAAGATGAAAATCTACATTGTGACTTCGCAATTCATTTGTTAAACAATCACGTAGAAAACAAACCAAGTGAAAAAAGAATTAAAGAAATTCTATTGTCAGCTTTGGAGATTGAAAAAGAATTTATTACAGAATCATTACCAGTTTCACTTATTGGTATGAATTCAAATCTAATGAAGCAATACCTTGAATTTGTAGTTGATGGACTACTCGTTAAGTTTGGTTGTAAGAAACATTTTAATGTTGAACAACCATTTAAATTTATGGAGCAGATTGCAGTAGAAACAAAGGGTAATTTCTTTGAATCTAGAACTGTTGAATATCAAAAAGCAAAGTTGAATGAAACTTTGTCCTTTACCGACGACTTTTAATTTGTTATTTTTATAAACTATGATGTCACTAAAAATTAAGAAACGTAGTGGAGACGATGCGTCGTTTAACCCACAGAAAATTTACAATAGAATTAAGCGAGCTGCTAAAGGTTTGAATGTTAATTCTGATGAGATTTTTATTAAGGTAATCACTTCAGTACCAACTGAAGGCGAGATTACCACAAAAGAATTGGACAAATTGGTCTATGAAATAGCAGCTGCTTATACTGGTAGTCACCATGATTATTCTCGTCTTGCTTCATCGGTGGCAATTTCTGCTTATCATAAAGAAACTAGCCCAAGTTTCTCAAATACAATGCATACATTACACGTTGATGGTATTATTAATGATAAGTTGATGGAAACCATTGAATTATACGGACCAAGTAACATTGATGAGGTTATCAATCACGATAATGATTATAACTTTGACTACTTCGCTTGGAGGTCACTACAAGAAATGTATCTGTTAAAGTTACCAAGTGGTGAAACTGTTGAAAGACCACAACATATGTATATGCGTGTGGCTCTTTGGGTGACAAAGTCATTTGAACAGGCGGTGGAATATTACAAGTCCTTGTCAAGCCAACTTATATCACCGGCAACTCCTATTATGATTAACGCCGGTACAAAAGTACCACAACTTGCCTCTTGTGTTCTTCATTATAACGATTCTGACTCAAGAGAAGGTCTTTTGAATACAATGAGAGATATCTCAACTTATTCATCTGACGCCGCTGGTATCGGACTTTCAATGTCAAACATTCGTAGTAAGGAAAGTCGTATTTCATCATCAGGTGGATACGCAGGAGGACTTCTGAAGTATCTAAAGATTGTTAATGAATCACTTCGCTTCTTCAATCAACAAGGTCGTCGTCCTGGCTCCGCGGCAATTTATCTTGAGCCTTGGCATAAAGACATTTTTGACCTTTTAGATATTAAAAAGAATACCGGTGCTGAAGAATTGAGGGCTCGAGATTTATTCACGGCTCTTTGGTTACCTGATAACTTCATGAAAGCTGTTAAAGAGAATGATGATTGGTATTTGTTCTGTCCTAATGACATCACAAAGTCAGGATTAAAGCCACTACAAGAATGTTTTGGAACAGAATATGATGAAAATTATAATAAGGCGGTTAATATGGGCCTTGGTAAAAAAGTTAAAGCCCAAGAAGTTTGGTCAAAAATTATTGAATCTCAAATTGAAACTGGAGTACCATATCTGTGTTCTAAAGATAACGCCAACAAAAAGACCAATCACCAAAACATTGGTGTTATTAAACAATCAAACCTTTGTAATGAGATTTACCAATATACTGATGAAAATACAACAGCAATTTGTACATTGTCTTCAATGGTATTGAAGAACTTTGTTAAAGATGGAGAATTCAATCACCAACTTTTATATGAAGAAACTCGCAAAGTAGTAAGAGCTCTAAACAAAGTTGTTGATATTAATAGCTACTCAACAGAAAAAGGACGTAAGGGCGGTTTAGAACAGAGAGCAATTGCTATAGGTACTCAAGGACTTGCCGACGTATTCTATTTGATGGATTATATTTTTACGTCAGAAGAAGCTCGTAAGCTTAATAAAGAAATTTTTGAAACAATTTATTTTGCGTCGGTAACTGAAAGTTGCTCTCTCTGTAAGTCAGGAGAATACAAACCCTACAATTATTTCAACGACTCACCAATGTCAAAAGGAGTATTTCAATTCGATATGTGGGGATTAACTGAGTCTGAACTTTCAGGAAGGTGGAACTGGAATTCATTAAAAGAAGAAGTTAAAGATTATGGAGTTTGTAACTCTCTATTCACGGCTCAAATGCCTGTGGCGTCATCGGCAAAAATTACAGGGTCGTATGAAATGACAGAACCGGCTCACTCGGCTATTTTTAACAGACGAGTTGTTGGGGGAGAAATCATGATTGTTAATAAGTATTTGATTAACGACTTTGAAAAGTTGGGTATTTGGTGTGAAGACCTAAAGAATGAGATAATTTTAAACGAAGGGTCCATTCAAGGTATTAACTTCAATAATTACCTTGACCCCGAAGACAGACAATACAACAAAAAAGTTAAAAGAATTGAACACTTAATCCCAAAGTATAAAACAATTTGGGAAATATCTCAAAAAGAATTGATTGAGATGGCATCAGACAGAGGACCATTTATTGACCAATCACAGTCAATGAATATCTACATGGGAAATCCATCTTTGTCAAAGATTTCATCATCACATTTTTATAGTTGGGAAAGGGGATTGAAAACACTTTGTTACTATGTTAGAACAAAGGCGATTTCAACAGGGGCTAAACACTTGGCAGTTGATATATCAAAAACAACAAAACCAAATGTAACACCTGAACCACCAAAGGTTGATTATAGTAGTATGAATTTACCACCAAAACCAGCGAACTCCGATTTCGAATGTTTCGGATGTTCATCATAGTACAAAATCCCGAGAAATCGGGATTTTTTATTTTAGATATTTATAGTTATGGCAGTTTATAATGAGAACATAGAGTTGTTTAAATGTTTAGTGAGGGTTTCTCACTTTACTAAAAATCCTGAAGATGATAATAAGTTTCATAAAGCCTATGCTTTCGCGATACAATCAATTGCCGGTAAAATTTTAACATTTCACGTAATGACCGATTATGGTATGATGAGGTCACGAGTACCAATCTCTGAAATATTCTTAAAAGAACCCACCAATGACATACCTTTTCATTTTAAACAATTATGGGATTGTTTTTCAGAGAATGTAACGGTAACCACGTATGAATATTTATATGAAAAACGCTGTGAAGTTGTTTTAAGGGATGGGTCAAAAATTTGGGCAACTTATTTAATGACGGTTGATTGGTATAGAAATCCATATTCGGACGAACCTTCGGATTATAAGTGTGGGCACATACTTATTGCCGATGACGGTTACTTATTATGCCAACCAAATAATAGAATTTATTGGAGAGACTCAAATTGGGTAACAAATAAGTTTCCGATAGAACCAAAAAAAATAAAAGTTGATACCGAATTACCTTCTGTTGAAACTTTATCAGATAGGTGGGTTGCGGAAGATGGTGATAGTTACTACTATAATATAAAACAAACGGACTAGTATTTATATTAAATGGCTTTAGGTAATACATACGGTATAAATTTTCCTTTTGCGGATTCGCAGACTGGTAAGTATCTGTTTTTAACTCAAACCGCAGATGAGGAAATTAGAACTGATTTAATTCACCTTCTTTTAACAAGAAAAGGTACTAGATATTTTTTACCTGATTTTGGAACAAGATTATATGAATTTATTTTTGAGCCATTAGATGGACCAACTTTTTCTGAAATAGAGGCGGAAATCCGTGAGTCGGTACAAGAATATTTACCTAATCTAACAATCACTCAAATTTCTGTTAAAGCGGCGTCTGAAGGTGAAGAAGGAAAGGGTGAATACGTAAATGATGATGGGCAGAAAGTTTATAGAGTACCGGGTATTGGTCAAATGGAGCATACCGCGGTTGTAAGAATTGACTACACAATTACAGATAGTGTTTTTAATAGTAGTGATTTTGTTATAATTAATATTTAATAGTACATGGCAAATAAGAAAATATCATATACCACCAGGGATTTTGAAGCAATAAGGACCGAACTTATTAATTTTACAAGAACGTATTACCCCGACCTCATTGACAATGTTAATGACGCTGCCGTGTTTTCGGTATTGTTGGATTTGAACGCTGCGGTAACCGACAACCTCCACTTCAACATAGATAGAAGTATTCAAGAAACAGTATTACAATACGCTCAACAGAGGTCATCAATATATAATATTGCCAGAACTTACGGTTTAAAGGTACCAGGACAAAGACCATCAGTTGCGTTAGTTGATTTATCAATTACGGTACCGGCATTCGGAGATAAAGAAGATTTGAGATATTGCGGTATATTAAGAAGAGGGTCACAAGTTAATGGCGCCGGACAAGTTTTTGAAACTGTATATGACATTGATTTTTCTTCAGCGGTTAATGCTGAAGGTGCATCAAACAGGTTGGTAATACCAAATTTTGATTCAAATAATATCCTTATTAATTATACAATCACTAAAAGAGAGACAGTTGTTAACGGTATTACAAAAGTATTTAAGAAGGTTATTACACCAAATGATGTGAAACCTTTTTATGAAGTTTTTTTACCTGAAAAAAATGTGTTAGGAGTTACAAGTGTTTTATTAAAAGATGGAACACAGTATGCAAGTGTACCATCTACCCAAGAATTTTTAGGTTTAGATAATAGATGGTATGAAGTACAAGCACTTGCTCAAGATAGAGTTTTTGTTGAAGACCCAACTAAAACCGCCGACTCACCTGGTATTAAAGTAGGAAAATATATCACAACTTCTAATAAGTTTATTACCGAATTTACACCTGAAGGTTATATGAAAATGACCTTTGGAGGAGGAAGTCAATCTGCTGATGAACAATTAAGAGAATTTGCGAGAAACGGGATGAAGTTGGATTTGTATAAATATTCAAACAACTTTGCTTTGGGTAGTACGTTAAAGTCAAATACAACATTGTTCGTTCAGTATAGAATTGGAGGGGGATTAAGTAGTAATGTCGGTGTTAATGTAATAACACAAATAGGAACGGTTTCTTTTTACGTAAATGGTCCATCTTCTTCAGTTAATACGAGTGTTGTTAATTCATTAAAATGTAACAATGTGACGGCGGCCATAGGTGGTGCGAATATACCAACGGTTGAAGAGGTTAGAAATTTAGTAGGATTTAATTTTGCTGCTCAAAACAGAGCAGTGACTGTAAATGACTATGATTCAATCATAAGAACAATGCCGTCACAATTCGGGGCACCGGCTAAAGTGGCGATTACCGAAGAAAATAATAAAATTAAAATTCAAATGTTGGCTTACGATGAGACAGGTAATCTAACCGAGGTCATCTCAAATACTTTGAAAAATAATGTTGCTAATTATTTGTCTAATTACAGAATGTTGAATGATTACATATCAGTTATGTCGGCAAATGTGGTTGACCTTTCAATAATAATTGAAGTTGTATTAGATAGTAGTCAAAATCAAGGAGCTTTAATATCTCAAGTGATTAATATTGTAACAAACTTCTTTAGTCCATTGAACAGACAGATGGGTGAGAATGTTTATGTTTCAGAATTGAGAAGACAAATTCAGAATGAAAATGGGGTTATTACATTAGCGAATATTACATTCTATAATTTGGTTGGAGGTCAATATTCCTCATCTCAAACTTCACAAAGATACTCTGACCCTGAAACAAGACAAATTGAATTAATTGACGATACTTTATTTGCGGAACCAAACCAAACTTACCAAATTAGATTTCCCGGTAAGGACATAACAGTTAGAGTAAAGAACTTTAAGTCAGTCAATTTTTCTTGATAATTTATTTTATTAGTATCTCCTCTATCTTTTGAAAATAGACAATAAACTATTTATTAAAAAATAGAGTAGTAATGCCAAAATCATATAGGATTAGGACGGAAGTCGGAAAAGACAAATCAATAAAGGTACAGTTAGAACAAGACTTTGAATCCTTAGAAATATTATCACTCAAGATATTACAAAGTGACATTTATAATCGAGTTTGTGCTGATTATGGTGTTGTTATTGGTAGAATAACCGCAAATAATGGATTGGGGTTACCTAACTGTAAAGTATCTGTATTTATCCCACTAACCACAGAAGACGAAGAAAATCCTGTAATATCTGAACTATATCCATACAAAACATTGGATGATGTTAATGACGATGGGTATCGATATAATTTATTACCATATACAAAGTCTCACGGAGGTCACACACCAACAGGTACATTCCCATCAAGAAACGACGTACTTACAAATCCTACTCTTATAGAAGTTTATGATAAGTATTATAAATTCACGGCTAAAACAAATGATAGTGGTGACTTTATGTT